CTATTCATCCGCAGAGCAGGGCCGAAGTGTTCCGACCTTGGGCACCTTCTCTCGTCTGGCCGGCAAGCCGGCCAGTACGTTTATCTCTCGGGCATGCCCGGGCGGATACATTTATGTGAGCTGGAAAAGTTGCTGAGACCGCAAGCGATCCGGCAACTTGCCCAAGATTGGCAAGCCATTCTTAATTTTTGTTTCATCCTTGCAGATGAACATAAAATTAGTTCACACAAGTTTATGGGAAAAATGCTTATGTGGTGCATGCACCATACAGCTATAAACCCAGATCGGGTACCCGCCATGCTAAAAGCGTGGGGGGCAAGAATCCGATATTTACTCGCTGGTGCTGACGGTATACCGCCCCCAGTAGAGAATTTTGTCATGGGGTATACCCCAAAAGACAAATCAATCTCATTTTGGCCATGGCCTCATGAGTTTAATATACTCAAAAGACTCGAGGCATGCCCCGGTCCAGAGTATTTTTCAGAAGAAGAGCGTATTCTGCTGCTATCTGCAGCCACGGTAAACCGTGCCGGACATGCTGCCGGAGAAGAAACCCTTAAGAAGGGACTTAAGCGATTTATCGCTGCCGTCTCTACTACACCAGAACCGGTCTCAGAGCGACTTAAAGCGCTCTGGCGGGCTGGAGCCAACCGAATTCTCGGCGGGTTTTAAAAAGTGATCGAGTTTCGGGGGTAAACCCCCATTTCTCTTTATCACAAAGTGCATCTTACGGGTATACCCGTGAGATGGGAGGAAAAGCCAACGAGACAAGCCGTGGTTTTCTCGCTTGGAGGTCAATGACCTGCCGGAACTTTGGGGTAAACCCCAAAGATTTACCGGGTTGCCGGGACATCTTTGGGAGGGTATACCCTCTCATTGGTGTCCCGGATTGGGTTACAGAAGATACCGCATGCGGTAAATTTCTGTATAGTACTTCAACTGGCATGCCAGATGAGTACATAACCACAGGGGCGGCACTAGGTGACCAGCTCCTTCTGTGGGCGGTGATGGGTTCACGAAGGTTCTTCGAATGTATCGGAGACCCTCCCCTTTCACCGTATCTCCCATTATGGAGGCAAGCCTCTAAATTGGAGAGATGGAGGCCGGATCAAAAGGGTATACCCAATAAGATCTTTGTAGTTTCCGAGCAGGGCTGTAAAGCCCGTCCAGCAAATGCTGGCCCCGTGGAACTAAGTATCGTAGGACAAGTCCTACGTACTGCCAAAGAGGAATTCCTCTATCGCGATTCCCGGCTTTTGGCATTGCCATCAGCTTGGGATTTCGCAACGCGATTGGACAGCATGCTGCCCTTTCGTGTAATTAAGGACCTGGCGATATTATCGTCAGATTTGACGCAAGCGTCAGATTTGTTACATCCAGATTTACTGGAGGAACAAGTCCAAGCATTAAGCGATTTAATATCGCCTAATCATTTTCTACACAGGATATATCCTGCTGTAGCATTGGGAGCGCGGCATTGCCACATAATCCCAAGATATTGGTCTGAGGGCATGCCCTTAGACTTCAGACAGAAGAGAGGGACACTCCTTGGAGATCCTACCTCTTATGTCGAACTCAACATGTATGTTTTAAATACTGTTGAGATAGCCGAAGCTTGTGGGAGCGAGCAGGTATACCTGTCTCACCCCATCAAGAAAATCTTCGGACCTGGGCGCCATCGGCATGCCGATGATCTTACCATAACCGGCATAGTCGGTGATGATAAGTTACAAGTAGGCCGGAGGGAGATATTATCTCTCTCTGATCGCATACTTATAGACGCTCATGGAAAACCAAGTCCTGGGAAGAATTTTATCTCCACCAGGATAGGATTTTTCCTTGAAGAGGCGATAGATATCACCTCTATAAATCAGGAGCCAAAGTGTCGATATATCGATACTATTAAACTCCGATTATTAAACTCCCAATCTAGTGGGAGCCGAATCCGGGATCGATATATCGCTCCCATTTTCGGTAAATTGGAGGCATTGCAAAAGCGAGTCTCCTATTTAAGAGATGAGGGCAAGCCCTCTCTCCAAAAGTTAGGTGCCAGGCTTGCCTGGCACAACTTTCAACAAGTACGAAGCCTTGTTGGCTCATACCCCGTCCACCTTCCTCAGACGGTGGGAGGGCTGAGTCTTCCAACTTGGGGAGGTTTCCTTGATAATATCGAGGTTGCCCCGAAATGGTATTGGGCCATGGCCCAACTCGCAAAAGATGGCAATAATTCCATCCGCGAGGCCATAAATAACTTCATTGATTTAGAAGCTCATGGAGCCGTGGTAAACCGCGAAACTCTCATGGCTCTACCAATGGGAACAGAGACAAGTGAGGTTATAACCTTACTAGAATCCTCTGTACACGGGTATAAAACCCCGTTAACCGGAGCCGGACATGTCTGGTATACCGGTTTACGACGAGACATCAAGAAGGCATGCCTTCCTCTGATTGATCAAGTCGAATTTATTAAAAGAGTCCGAAGAGCTAAAAGATATAAGGATCTCTTATTTTCTCCACTTTAGTTACGGGTATACCCATTTACTCTTCATATGTGGATTAAAAAATGGGACCGTATACGGTCTCAATTTAATACGGAGATTAAAGGATGGCTTGCCATTCCTGAGAACCAATATCGGTATACCGAGGGGTTCTACTCCATGAGAGATTTAGAGAGCGCATTGTCTCTCTATAAATCAACGTTGTGGTATACCACAACGGATCCGGTTGTTGAGGAGGCTATAGCCTCCCCAAGTCTCCGAGTCTTGGGCTTGCCCAAGGTCGGGACCGGTGGGCGGCTAAACCCGCCGGGTTCTAGGGCTCAGGGCCCGGAGACCCGGAGTTCCGATATATCGGAACAGCCTAGGAAAAGGCGACATGTCGTCCTTTCCGATGGAACCACGATAATTAACCGTAAAAGGGAAATTAAAGTGGACAGGGCAGGCCCTGAAACATACGAACGGAGTGTTCGCATGCGGACACTGGAGGGACATGTCCCACCACAGTAGACGATTCCCCGACTAGTTCGAAAACTGGTCCATGGGCGTCAACTATTGTCCTGACGTATAAACACAGTGCTGCCGGCATGCCGGTGGAACATGTGTT